ATCTATACAAGCTCATTTTGGTATAAATTCAAGTGATAAACGATTAAATAGACCTGAGTATATAGGTGGTTCAAAAGGTCGTATGACTATTAGTGAAGTCTTAACCTCTGTAGCTGGTGTTGGTGAGGAAGTAAATACTGTTGACCCGGCAGGTACTATGAAAGGACACGGTGTTTCTGTCGCTGGTGGTAATAAATTTTCTTATAAAGCGGAAGAACATGGTTTTATAATTGGTATAGTAAATGTTCAGCCGAAGTCTGCTTATCAGCAAGGATTACACCGTATGTTTTCTCGCTTTGATAAATTGGACTATGCGTGGCCGACCTTTGCAAATATTGGCGAACAGGCGATCTTAAATAAGGAGCTTTATGTAAATACTACCAATGAAATACAGGAGCAAGTCTTTGGTTATATTCCAAGATATTCCGAGTACAGGTATATTAATAATCGTGTCGCTGGTGATTTTAAAGGTAACTTGGACTTCTGGCATTTTGGTAGAATTTTTGGAAATCTTCCAACCCTTAATGAGGACTTCATAGAATGTGATCCAACAGAGAGACCTTTCAGTGTTCTTAATAATGAGGACCATAAAATTTTGGCTCATGTTTTCAATAATGTCCATGCCTTAAGGAAATTACCGAAATTTGCCGTACCTACTATTTAAATGTGTGATACTCCTTTTTACAAAAAAATAGACGGATATATTAATGATATTCCCTTACCCTGTGGTAAATGTCCACCCTGTAAACATAGGAGAGTAAACGATTGGACTTTTAGATTACAACAAGAGGATAAAATTAGTCTTAGTTCTTACTTTGTGACTCTTACTTATGATACCAGGAAAGTACCTATTTCTTCAAAAGGTTATATGACCTTAAATAAAAGAGATTGTCAATTATTCATGAAAAGGCTTCGTAAATTATCTAAAAACAAGTTAAAATATTATTTAGCTGGCGAATATGGTGATACTACAAATAGACCACATTACCACATGATTCTATTTAATTTGGAAGATGAAACTTTTATTAATGATGCTTGGCAAAATGGTTCTATCCATGTGGGTAAAGTTAGTGGTGATTCTATTGCATATACTTGCAAATACATAGATAAACAAAAGCGGATACCATTACACATAAATGATGATAGAGTACCCGAATTCAGTTTAATGTCGAGAAAGTTAGGTGAAAACTACCTTAACAAACAAAATATAGCTTGGCATAAAGCTGATATTACAAGAAACTACATAGTAAAAGAAGGCGGTTTCAAAATCGCTCTTCCTAGATACTACCGTGAAAGAATATATAATACACATGAAAAATCTGCTCAAAGGTTTATAATAAACCTGAACGAAAAAGAGAAATATGAAAAATTAGTAATTAAATCAAAAAACGGCGTTACTCCCGAGGAAATGCTTCATAATCAAAAATTAGCGAGATATAACCGTTTTTATAATACTTCAAAAAAATTAAGACAATGAGTAAAAAAAAAGATATTGTTCAAGAAATTGAAAAAAAGCTTAATGAAGACCCTAATTATAAGCATCTTCTTACTTACAAGGAAACCTCCAAGTATCGAGATCCTAAAAAGTCTGTTGAGTATTTCGACAAAGCTTCTCTCACAGTTCAAGAACATAACATTTCTCTTAAAACTCTTTTGGAACGATACACAAGAGGCCAAAATGTTGCGGTTTATAACCCTCATTTTGATTTTGATTCGTTTGGCGATGGACTCGAGACTCTGGAATTGGATAAACTGGATACGATGGAAAGATTGGAATTGGCTAACAATCTAAAAGATTCTATTAAGGAACATAGAATACGACTTGAAATGAATAAATACAAGGTCGAAGTTGATGAGGAAAAAATGTCTACTTTTGAAAAAGTTGCCGTAAAACTTAAACAACTATTGGATACTCCTCCACCTTCAGGTGACGAAAACAATACAGATGCGTAACCAGAGCAATGTTAAACAGCTAAGCCTTAAGCGTTTGCGTTTAATATTGCGGCAGGTTTAAATTTTGAAAAAATTATTAATCAATACTATTTCATGGGATGTTTTTCAAGGGCGGCTCTCGGGCTGCCCTTCTTCTAAGCAGTAATTACCCTTGATATATTACTGCTACATGACACCATGTGTCATTATTATTATTATATTTGTAAAAAGTTCTTTGAAATTGTTGTAAAAAATTAAGATATGTTACCTTCTTTAATTGCTGGTGCTACTGCTGTTGGTGGTACCGTACTAGATTCGATTTCAACTAATAGACAAAATAGGCGATCCCTTGAGTTTTCTGAAAGAATGTACGACAAGCAATATCGGGATAATATTAACTTCTGGAATATGCAAAATGAGTATAATACTCCGCAAGCTCAAATGGAACGGCTACGAAGTGCAGGACTGAACCCAAATCTAATTTATGGAAAAGGGGCAGGAGCTGCGAATACTGCCGATTCTATAAAAACTCCTGATGTTAAACAGGCGCAATTTAATAAACCCGATATGTCTTATTTACAAAATATGGGTAAGTCTATGATAGATACCTATTTTGATACTGAAATCAAAAGATTACAAATGGATAATTTACAAGCGGACAACAGCGTAAAACATGCTGAGGCTGCGCTTAAGTTATCACAAGGCGCAAGGACTGACTTTGATTTAGGCTTTGAACAAGAACTTCGTTCTATTTCTGCTGATGCTAGGCGTGAATCTTTACGCCAACTATCCACTAATACCAATTATACTCTTGGTAAATGGGAACGCGAGGAATTAATGAATTCCGCCAACTTAAAAACTGCTGCCATTGGTATTCTTAATATGAAAAAAAACATGGCTAAAAGTGATGCACAAATTGGGAATATTAAACAATCTACTCGAAACTTAGAGGTTGACCATATGCAAAAACGCTATAATATAGACTCAACCTATCTACAACAAGAAAAATTACAAGAAGCTATACTATTAGCTAAAAAGGATAATACTCTTAAACAGCTTGATATAGAATTGAAACGTATGGGTGTGCCTAAGACTGCCCCTGTATGGTCTCAAATTCTAGGAAGATATATAAACGACAAACTTAATTCAGGTAAAAAGCTACAACGTGATGGAAGTTGGAAATAATTTTTTAACCTAAATAATTTACTATGAGAAAATTTAGACGCCGCGGGTATCGCGGGAAATCAAGACGCCGAAAGAGGCGTACATATCGACCCTTAAGGGGTTATTATATGTCTAGAGGCGGAATACGCCTTTAATTAATTAATTTTTTTATTTATTAAAATTGGGTTTTAGGCCCCCTTTTAGGGGGTCTTTTTCTCTTTAAACTTATGTTATGAATCCTTTTAAAAATGTGTTCATGCCTAAAGTAGGTAAAAACAAATTCGATCTATCGCACGATGTAAAAATGTCTTTTAATATGGGTGAACTTGTTCCCTCTATGGTTATGGATGTTTTACCAGGTGACGAAATTACTTTGAGTGTCGAAAAAATGTTAAGGTTTCAACCGTTAATTGCTCCTGTTATGCATAGAGTTGACGTATCATGTCATTATTTCTTTGTACCTAATAGGATATTATGGGATAACTGGGAAGATTTTATTACTGGAAATGAGGATGTACTCGCTCCTTTCTTTAGTTATGGTTCTGGCAATCCAGAAGGTTCTTTAGGTGATTATATGGGTTTACCTACTGGTACAATCTCTGAACCAATCAATGTTAATGTTCTACCGTTTGCGGCTTATGCTAAAATTTATGATGAATATTATAGAGATCAAAACCTACAAGATGAAGTATTCAATCCTGTTATTGACGGTGATAATTCCGTAAATTATGCAAACTTTGCGTTGTCTTCTCCTTTATTACGTGCGTGGAATCACGATTATTTTACTTCTGCTTTACCGTTTGCTCAAAAAGGTGATGAGGTAGAACTACCTCTATTACAAGATCAAAAAGTTGATGTAACCTTGAAACCTGCCCCTAATAATGCGGCAAGGGCTGTCTTAGCTTCTTCTGGTAATCAAACTGGTGTTACTTCAAATTTAAGTACCAATAATGTTGGTAATATTCAGCAGTCCAGTAACGATATGGTTATTGATCCCAACGGTTCTCTTGAGGTCGATGTAACGGACGAGGCAACTACTATCAATACTCTTAGACGTGCTTTTAGATTGCAGGAATGGCTTGAAAAAAATGCTCGTGGTGGTTCCAGATATATAGAATCTATAAAAGCCCACTTCGGTATAAATTCAAGTGATAAACGTTTAAATAGACCTGAATATATAGGTGGCTCAAAAGGTCGTATGACTATCAGCGAGGTTTTAACTTCTGTCGCTGGTGTTGGTGAAGTAGTAAATACGGTTGAACCAGCGGGAACTATGAAAGGG